GTCGAGAATTCTTCATACCGTTTTGTACGTCTTATATAAATTCGATAATCGTGAATGCGACGCGCACCTCGTGTGAGAGAGGTACTTTTAATAAGGTAGGTATAAAATGGCACGCGGGTGGGGCTCAACGGTATGCGGAGGAAATGCACTTTGGCGATATAGATTATTATGTGTACGAAGGGGACTTTCGAGGATTAGATACCACTATATCGAAAAATTTTTTGGAACTGTATACGCAAATGGCTCAAGTATATATTAATGATGAACATGATAGGGATTTATACGATGCAATGTTGTCTTGGGTGTCGGATAAGTTGGCCGTGAAACTGTGTCGAATAATAGGAAACTTTTGGGTATGGATGCATGGGAAAATGCCGTCGGGCGATGCTCAAACGTCATCTGGTAATTCATGGATTGTGGGTTTGTTGTACTTTACATATGTGGCGCAGCAGATGAGAATGAATCCACGTGTAGCTCCAGTAATATTAGATCATTTAAAAAAAAAGAAATTAATAGCGTCATTTTACGGAGACGATCATAATATTAGCGTCCATAAAGACCTTATTAAATATATTAATATAGAAGGGTTTGCTCGTTATGTAGCTAAGCATGGTATGGAGATAAAGAAGGATTCTATGCGATGTACTCATGGTTTGTCCCGGGTGGATATTAATGAGAATTTGGTAGAATTTGGCTCAGTTTTTTTGAAAAGGTATTTTATATATAAGCCTAGTTACTATCATCCGGGAGTGGATATAGTTCCTTTTAGACCTTTGGGAGACTACTTTCATAAAGTAGCGTTTTCTAGGGGTAATACTATGGAAGCCTTGGCTGCAACATTAATAGGTTTGGCGTATGATTCGTTTGGTACCAATACCAGGGCTTATGAATTTTTACAGGGTTTATATTTGTTAATAAAGAAAATTCACCCAGATGTGGAGTCTAAACTTGGTGAAGTAATTAAGACTCGTAATCCATTATTTGCTAAGTTTAAATTGCGACTGGGGCTCGTAGGTACTGATTTTGTTGGTTTTCCTAGTTTAGAGACGTTACTTAGACGACACGAAAAGAAAGTGCTTTTGCATGAGATGAACAAGGTTCCTATGGAGTGGTCTGAGTATGTTCGAATAAATGAAGACGAAGAAGAGTG